GAGGGAATATCATATGATGGTGTGAAAGATTATATGAGATCTATTTGCAGTCATCAACCAAGGAAATATCAAGTAGAGGGAGTATACGATGCCTTAAAACATAATAGAAAGCTATTGATATCACCCACTGCTTCAGGCAAATCTTTGATGATATATTCTCTTGTAAGATATTATGTTGAGAAAGGGCAAAAAATTCTTTTAGTTGTTCCAACGACATCTCTCGTAGAACAGATGTATAAGGACTTTTTCGATTACGGTTGGGATGCTGATTCATATTGTCACAAGATATATGCAGGTAAAGAAAAAACAAATGAATTTCCAGTAACAATCACCACATGGCAATCTGTATACAAATTAGAAAGGTCATTTTTTGAAGATTATAATGTAGTTATAGGAGATGAAGCTCACCTTTTTAAGAGTAAGTCACTTATATCTATAATGACAAAATTACATCATGCTAAGTATAGATTTGGATTTACAGGAACACTCGATGGAACTCAGACTCATAAATGGGTGTTAGAAGGATTGTTTGGGCCTTCATATAAGGTGACAAAAACTGAAGAGTTGATGAGACAAGGGCATCTCTCTCAATTAGATATTCAATGTATTGTTCTTAAACATCCAGAAAAAAAATTTGAAACCTATCAGGATGAAATAGAATATTTGATTACTCATGAACAAAGAAATAACTTTATCAAAAATCTATCTCTTGATCTAAAAGGAAATACACTTGTTTTATTTTCCAGAGTTGAAGCACACGGACAGGTGCTTTACGATTTAATAAATAATAATAAGAAAGGTGAAAGAAAAGTATTCTTCATTCATGGTGGTGTAGACACTAGTGAAAGAGAATTAGTTAGAGAAATTACAGAGGAGGAATCAAATGCGATCATCATTGCGAGTTATGGTACTTTTAGTACTGGGATTAATATTAAGCGGTTGCACAACATCATCTTCGCCAGTCCCTCCAAGTCCAGGATTAGGAATCTCCAGTCCATCGGCAGGGTCTTAAGGAAAGGAAAGGATAAAGTAAAAGCCACTTTATATGATATCTCTGATGATTGTACATACAAATCTAAGAGAAATTATACACTTAATCATCTTATTGAGAGAATCAAAATCTATAATGAAGAAAATTTCAACTATGAAATAATAACTATCCAATTAAGAAAATGATAGAAGACGACTTTTTTGCTACTATTAAATTTAAATCTGGAGAGGAAATCTTCTGTAAGGTTGCTTCTACTGAGGAAGAAGATAAAATTATATTACTTGTTTCTAATCCTGTTATTATAGCTGAAATTAAAGGACGCACGGGAGTCGTTGGTTATAAAGTAGAACCTTGGTTAAAAACAACTAAAGAAGATATGTTTTTAATTAATTTAAATGATGTTCTTACTATGTCCGAATCAAATGATTTTGAAATGATTAATATGCATCAACAATATGTACAGCATAATGATAAAAATAGTGATGGGAGTAGTAAATATAAATTAAATAGAAAAATGGGATATCTATCTACTATAGATGATGCTAAAAAAACCTTAGAAAAAATATATAAAAATAATCCTAAAAGCTAATATCTCTTGAACCTCTACAAAGGTTATTCTACTCGGTTTTTGAAACTTGTCAAGTCTCCATAAAAATGTTATACTATCTACATAGTAGTGATAAAGACTTATGGCAATAATAAGACCTATGGCTAAACGAAAAAGGTCAGAACACTATGTAAATAACAAAGAGTTTCTTGCTGCACTTATTAAGTACAGAGAGGATGTTGAGATAGCAAAAATTAGGGATCAACCTAAACCAGTTATACCAAGGTACATAGGTGAGTGCTTCTTAAAGATTGCTAACCATTTATCATTCAAACCAAACTTTGTTAATTACATGTTCAAGGAGGACATGATCTCTGATGGAATCGAAAATTGCGTTCAGTACATACATAATTTTGATCCTGAGAAATCCCGTAATCCTTTTGCATACTTTACGCAAATTATACATTACGCATTTCTCCGCAGAATACAAAGAGAAAAACGTCAGTTAGAGATTAAGAATAAAATAATTGAGAAGTCGGGTTATAATGAAGTATTTGATGATAGCAATAAGATTGACGGTGATAAGTATTCCGACTATAATTCGATTAAAGATGCTGTACACGCAAAACTCCGTAATTAATGAAAATAGCAATAATTACAGATCAGCACTTTGGGTGTCGTAAGAATTCAAAGTTATTTCACGATTATTTTTTAAAGTTTTATGAAAATGTTTTCTTTCCTACTTTAGAGAAGGAAGGTATCACTACGGTTATTAATATGGGTGATACCTTTGATAGTAGAAAGGGAATTGATTTTGCTGCATTGACATGGGCTAAAGATAATTATTTTGATAGATTAAAAGATATGGGTGTCACGGTTCATACCATTGTAGGTAATCATGACATCTATTATAAGAATACGAATGATGTAAATGCGATAGATTTATTATTGAGAGAGTATGATAATATTCCAATATATGAAGAAACAGTTCCCATAGAAGTAGGGGGGTTAAGTATTCTTCTTGTGCCTTGGATCAATAAGGAGAATGAAGAAAAGAGTGTTGCAATGATTAAAAAATCAAAATCCTCTGTGTGTATGGGACATCTTGAACTTAATGGATTCAGAGCTACACCAGGTCATATGATGGAACATGGAATGGAGTGGGATATATTTAAGAAATTTAAAAAGACATTTTCTGGACATTATCATTGCAGATCAAATCAAGATAACATTTATTATCTTGGAAATCCTTATGAGATGTTCTGGAATGATGTGGATGATGTTAATAGAGGATTTCATTTATTTGATACAGAAACCTTAGAACATACACCAGTCAATAATCCATATAGACTTCATAAAATAATTTATTACAATGATCAAGATTATCAGTTGTTTGATGCAAGAGAATTAGAGAATAAAATAGTCAAGGTAGTGGTAAGGAAGAAGAGTAATCAGGTAAAATTTGAAAAATTTATCGATAAGTTGTATAATGCTAATGTGGCTGAATTGAAGGTCGTGGAGAATTTCATTCTTCATGATGCAGAAAACTTTGAAGCATTTGAATCAGAAGATACTCTTTCAATCCTTAATAGGTATGTGGAAGAGGCACAGGTTGATCTGGATAAGTCAAGGATTCAAAAGATGCTTCAAGATACCTATCAAGAAGCCTGTGAGTTAATATGATGTTCATATTGACTATGGATGGAAAAGAAAAAGCAGGTGCTTATGCTGTAGAAGATAAGAGAGGAGGTCAAATATTGTACATCTTTGAGGAAGAAGATGATGCTGACAGATATGCTATGATGTTAGAAGATGTTGGTTATCCAAATATGAACGTAGTTGAAGTTGATGAAGATTTAATGATGAAGACCTGTCATATTCATGGATATGAGTATGCCATCATTACTCGAAATGACATTGTAATTCCACCTGAAGAACATGATTATATCTAAAGAACATTTTCTTCCTGCCACTACTCCTAAGAAAGACATATCTTTTCCTGCCATTCTCAGACCTTTTAAATGCGATGATTTGGTGAGATTGGGACAAGATTATGATGGAGGATATATTGTCAATAGTCGGGATGTAGAAAAATCTGATATATTGATTAGTATGGGAATAAAAGATGATTGGTCTTTTGAAATGGATTTTTCTAAGATTAATGATTGTGAGTTGGTTTCTTTAGATAAAGAATCTCAGGTTTCTTTGGATGATGTGTTTTATAGTGGTCATCGTCAGATGATTTATAAAAATATAGGGTTAGAAGCCTCAGCAGACACCATTCCTTTTGATCATATTATTAATCTTCATAGTAATAAAATATTTTTAAAAATGGATGTGGAGGGAGAAGAATATAAATTTTTAGATCTTTTAATTCAAAATAGTCATAAATTTTCATCTATCTGTATGGAATTTCATTGTCTAAATGAAGAAAATAATTTTGATGCACTTCTTAATTTTATTGGGAAGATAGATCAAAAATTAGTTCATATTCATCCTAATAATTGTGGGATGGGATTTGATAAAAAATGGCCTCACGTAATAGAATTATCATTTACTTCATCTGATAATATTAATTACGATTCTTCCTTGACTTTACCCCATTCATTAGATATGCTATGTTGTCCTGAAGGAAGGGATTACCAAGTAACTTTTTTTTAAACCATGATTACATTTGAAAAAATACGTTGGAAAAACTTTTTAAGTACTGGTAATCAGTATACTGAAATTCAATTTAATAGTTGTGCCACTACTCTGATAATAGGAACGAATGGTGCAGGAAAGAGTACGGTGTTAGATGCTCTTACTTTTAGTTTATTTGGTAAACCTTTTAGGAAGATTAATAAATCCCAATTAATTAATGCTACCAATGAGAGAGATTCTAGGGTGGAAGTGGAATTTTCTATTGGTGATATTGAATGGAAGGTGGTAAGAGCAATCAAACCCAATACCTTTGAGATTTGGAAAGATGGTAAATGTTTAGATCAATTTTCCAATGCTAATGATCAACAGAAGTGGTTAGAGCAAAATGTCATTAAGATGAATTATAAGTCTTTTACTCAGATAGTTATTCTGGGTAGTAGCACCTTTGTTCCTTTTATGCAGTTAACGGCTACTCATAGAAGAGAAGTTATTGAGGATCTATTGGATATAAAAATATTTTCTTCAATGAATAATTTGATTAGGGATAAGATTAAATTAGTAAGAGATGAGATTAGGACATTAGATCTAAAGAAAGAGTCATTGAATGATAAAGTTGAGATGCAAACTAATTGGATTAAAGAATTGGAATCCCAGAGTAAGGGAAGAATAGAAGAAAATAGAAAAAAGATGAGAAGTATTGGCGATGAAATATGTGTATTAATGTTACAGAATGAACATAAAGATGATCAGGTATTTGGACTCACTGAAGAACAAGAGAAAGTAACAGGTGCTACAGAAAAGTTACGTGAGTTGGGAAATCTTAAAGGAAAAATATCTAATAAGGTAGCAACCATTACTAAGGAACATAAGTTCTTTACAAAGAATACTGTTTGTCCTACATGTACCCAAACCATTAACGAGGACTTCCGAATAAATAAAATTAACGATGCTCAAATTAAAGCAAAGGAGTTGCAATCTGGTTATAAAGAACTAGAGGAGGCAATTAAAAAGGAAGAAGAGCGAGAGCATCACTTTACAACTTTATCTAAGGAGATTACTAACCTAACGCATGGCATTTCTAAAAACAATACTCAGATCGCTGGATATCAACGACAGCAACAAGATCTGGAATCGGAAATTCAAACTATTGCCGACCAACTTGCAAATAGAAATACTGAGCATGAGAAATTAGAATCCTTTCAAAATAAGTTAGCAGAGACATATGAGGCAGTAGCCTCTAAAAAAGAAACCATCCAATACCATAATTTTAATTATGGGTTACTCAAGGATGGTGGAGTTAAGTCCAAAATCATAAAGAAGTATTTGCCACTGATCAATCAGCAGGTGAATAGGTATCTTCAGATGATGGACTTTTATATTAA